CCTTTTGCTCATGAATAGAGAACGCGGTGAAGGGCGGTGGCGACCGCGTCAGTGCTCGAGGACGACAGGCCGGCGGCGGTCGCGATCGACGACGACGGCGCGGCCGTCATTGCGGGCCTGCTCGAGCACACGCATCAGGTCGAGCGCGGTGAACACCACCGGGCGGCCGCCCTCGGTGCGCAGCACCACGACACTCGAAGTAGTGGCGTCGACATCGATGCTGGCGAGCTGGTTGGTGGATTCGAGCTCCGCATAGGCCTGAACGGCGACCAGCTCGGCATTGGCCTCGGTCATGTCGTGATCGACGACAAGATGCTCGATGCAGTTTGAAAGCGCGTTGACGCGGTTTTCCCAGCGGTCCCGCCAGAGCTGTGCGATGGCCAGGTTGTGGGCGTCCTGGTACGCGGCGATGGCGGCGACGTTTTTCATGGCAGTGCTGTTCATGGGTGTTCTCCGGTTAGCCGTTGGCGACGTTGGGTTGCTTGGTGATCAGATCCCGCAGGCGCGGCACGAACGGCAGCGCCACTGTGGGATTGGGGATGTCACTGGGCGTGATGGTGTGCGTGATCTCGATCGACGCCTTGCCACGCCAGCCGCAATCCTCGTTGCGGCACTCGAACGTGGCCTCGCGGTAGACCGGCGTCAGCCCTTGGCTCTTGCGAACGCGCAGGTTCACGCCGCAATGCGGGCACGGGATGCGGTGGCGGTTCTGTACGGTCATCAATGTTTCCTCCCTGCGGGGTAAAGGGCGCGGCCACGTCCTGTCAGCTCTTGCGCGCCGCGGCGGATTCGCCGGCGCAGCAGCCATTCCGCGGCCTGCTCGCGACTTTCCAGCCCTTGTTGATCACGGATGGCGTCGAGCACGTCTTGTAGCTGTGGGTCGAGCTCCATCGCTTTTTCCGGCATGAAGCACCTCGAATGCACGGTGGATGTGGTGCTGGGCTCAGCTCGCGCAGGCGGCGATAGTGTCGGCAAGCACGGCGAGGTCGACGCCGAGCACCTCGCGCGCCTCCTTCATCATCATCTGGCGCATGACCTCGGCTTTGGGTACGCCCAGGTAGTTGGCCAGCGCGGTGATGACATCGGCTTCGTACTGGTCCAGATAGACGGTGGCCTTGGTGCGAATGCGTTTCGGGTCCTGGTACATGGCGGAGATTCCTTATGCGGCAAGACAGGACAAAAGAGGGATCAATCGCGAGCGGCATGCTCGGTCTCGGTGTCGTACTGCTCGATGCCGCGCAGCATCAGCATGCGCAACGTGGCGGAGACGCTGCGCATCTCCAGCTCGGCGATGCCCTTGAGCCGGGTACGCTCATCGGGCGTGATCTGGGTCATCACCTGCTGGCTGCAGCCGTTGGGGCTACGCGAATAGCCGGTGTGGGGGTTACGAATGGTGTCCGGAGTATTCATGGGTTAGGCTTCCCTTTTGGAGTTAAAGACAAGAGGCGACGGCATGACGAAACGGCTGTTCCCGCCACTGGGCGAACTGGATGCCGAGGGCTTTGCCGATACGCTCTACGCGACGGCGGCCAGCATCGAAGAGACGCTGATGATGGCCGGTGCCACGCCGAGCGAGGATTACACCCGGCTGGACCTGCTGCGCCTGGCCGAACCCTATGTGGTGGAGTTGCACCGGCAGTCGAACCGCGGCCTGACGATCGGTTACCCGGCGGAAACGGTCTGGAGCGAGCACGACTGACTGCCTCACTGGCCGTAGAGCCGGGCGTACTTGCGCTGGAGAAAATGGTCCTCCAGATGGCCGCGCACGCTCACCAGGGCATCTTCGACGGCCTCGTCACTCTTACCGCTGGCCACCAGACGAATGGCCAGCTCGATGACGGCGCGATCGATGTGTTCGGCCTCAATCGCTTCGAGGTCGGCCAGCGGGTTCTGGGCACCGGCAATGTTCGGCGAGGTGTAGGCCAACAGGGCATCACGCATGGCGGTCGTGCAGCGGGCCAGCTCGACATGCATGCCGTGCACGTCGAGGAATGCCGGCGCCTGATCGCGCAGCTCCTCAAGGTGAGCTTGGCGACGGCGAGCCTTCTGAGCGGCAGGGGAGATAAGGCGCTTGTCGGTCATCAGGTGAACTCCTTTTGCTGGACCATGACCTCCATCAAGGCCTGGCGCGCTAGCAGGTGATCGCGAGGATCGAGTGCTGTATGAGTCATGGGTGTGCTCCTTTTGGTGCCTCTATAAATTGCCAATGGATGCTTTGTGGATTCGTTTGAAGCAAAGCATGGATTCAAATGAATCGCCTGTCAAGGCGTTAGGGATCTATATGAGTTCTATAGGGACTCGCCTGCGTCATGAACGCGAGCGTCTTGGCTTCACGCAGACGCAAATGGGCGACATGGCGGGTGTGACGAAAAATACTCAGCGCCTGTACGAAACAGATCAGCGCTCGCCTAAAGCGGACTATCTCGCGTTACTGGATGCCGAAGGCGTGGACGTGAGCTATGTCTTGACCGGTCGCCGCGATTCAGCGTCCGGCGTCAGCGCCCAGCGGGTGAGCGATGGCGCGCCGGTGACCGCGTCCCCTGGCGCGTCGAATGACGGCGTGGCGGTGAAGATGTATGACGTCGAAGGCGCGGCAGGCGCCGGGCGATCGCTCGAGGAGGAGCGCGTCGAGGGCGTCCTTCGCTTTCCGGCGGCACAACTCAACGCCCTGGGCCTGAGCCCCGAGCACCTGGCGGGGATCAAGGTGCGCGGCGACTCGATGGAAACCACCTTGAATGATGGCGATTGGGTATTGGTCAATCGCGCCGATACCGATTACCGGCAGGAGGGGATCTTCCTGCTGCTGATCAGCGGCGAACGTCGCATCAAGCGCGTGCAGCGCCTCGCCGGTGGGGCGCTATATCTCATTAGCGATAATGAGCACTACGAACCCGAGATGATCCCGCCCGAGCAGATGCGCGAAGTCGAGATTCTAGGGCGGTGTGAAGTGCGTATTGGCAGGATCGCGTAACTGTAAAACAGCAGAACTGCATCGCCACAGAACTGCATTATGTCGTCAGGCAGTCGATAGAAATAAAAAGCAGCCTGACAAGGGCAGAACAAAGTAAACGCAAGGAGACGTAGGGAATGATGCGTGTTTTTCTCTCCTTGGCTCTTATGAGCCTTTCCCTTCCCGTGTTCGCCGATACCCAGGCGGATTATTGTGCCAGTGAATGGCCCAACGACGCCGAGATGCGCGGTTACTGCACCAGCGAGCAGCGCGCCGCGGCCCGTCATTTCGAGCAAGCGACCGGCCCGATCCGCGATGCCTGCGCTCAAGAATGGCTCCCCGATGCCGAAATGGCGCTTCACTGTTATCGCGAACAGTCGGCCGCATCACAGCGGCTATCCCAAGATGCGGATGATGAGGTGTCGGTTTACTGCCGTGATGAATGGGGCTCCGACCACGAGATGGTCGAGCACTGTATCGATGAGCAGCGCGCAGCACGAGACCGGCTCGAGAGCGACTACAGCGATAGCGCCGTGGCAGCTTGTAGCCGCGAGTGGGGACTGGATTACGAAATGATCGAGTACTGCATGGAAGAGGGGATGTGAGCATGGCTTTCGACTTCAAGAATGCGACCCAGGAAGACTTTCTGGCTGAGTGTAAGCGCATCTGTGCCGAAATGGGCGACGATGGGTTCTTCACCAAGAAAGAGATGAAGCACCTCCCCGAGGTCCTGTATGACGGCGAGCAGGTGCTGGGCCTGGCCTCTGGGATGATGGACAGCAAGACTTGGCTGATCGCTTTGACCGATCAGCGCATTCTGCTACTGGACAAGGGCATGCTGTACGGTCTGCGGCAGACGGAGTTCCGGCTGGGGCATGTGAGTTCTGTCTCCTACGAGACCGGCCTCATGATGGGCAAGATCGATATCCATGTGAGTTCGGTCAAACACCAAATCTCTCAAGTGCCGAAGAAGGCGGTGGCCAACTTCGCCGAGCGGGTCCGTGCCCAACTGCAAGCACCGAGTCCAGCAGCTCCTGCCAGTGAGTCGGTGCCGTCGGCGAGTGGTTCCGACGATGATATCGTCAGCAAGCTCGAGCGGTTGGCTGATCTGCGGGATCGCGGCGTTTTAGACGATCAAGAGTTTGCCGAGCAGAAGGCCAAGATCCTGGGCTGAGCCGGGAGATTTCATCATCAAACATTAGTGGCCAAAGAGCCGCGAAAAAACGCAAGGGAAAGGGTATGAAGGATATTATCGCTGCTTTAATTATGCTGGGCTCCCTCGTGGGTGCGTGGTACTGGATTGCCAATAAGTTTCGGCAAAAAGGAACTGGGGCTATCACCCGCCATTTCGCTGGCATGGTGTGTGGAGTTGGGGCTCTATTCATCGCCGGTATTGTTGTAGCGGCCATGGGGCTTCTTGATTCTGAGTCTTCGAATGAGACACCTCAAACCGCTGGTGCTGAACAATCCACCCAGGCGGAACCATCTGTTAAAGATCCCACCGAGATTGAGGCATCCAAGGCGGAAGCCGTTGCCTCACAGCCTAACAGTGAAGAGGCGCCCGCTTCCGAGGCAGTGGAGGACGTCGCCCTCGAAAATACGTCGGAGGCATCGGGCAATTCCATAGCTGATCGACGCGATGAGATCCAGGCGGGAAGTGATATAGGCGTTGATGTTGAGACGTTCACTAAACGCTTCAACGATGCGATGGCTGTATTCGACCTCCCTTTCCGGTCAAGAGGAGAGATTCCCGCGCTCGGTGATGAACATGTGCAGCGGAGTGTTAGTGAGAATTACAATGATAACTTGGCAATGCTGGTGACGGTTAAGCCTTATACGGATGATATCCGAGACCTAATGTTTATTGGCTCTGGTGATGGCACACTCCAGTCAGGGGCTAACGTCATGATGACAGCTTCCGGGGTTTTCTCAGCGACTCAAGAATCTTGGCCGCCGCGTGATGTTCTCAACATGCTTTTGCAAATGACCGAAGAATATAGGCAACAGGCGGGAGACTCTGAAGTTACTCGAATTCTAAATGGTCTTGAGTACTCTTATAGTCAAAACGATCTATTCGGCAACATGTTTTCAGTTTCGGCCATCGATTGATCGCTTAGCCAGTTAGCCAACGCGGGGCCTATACGGCCCCTTTTTTGTGCCTAGCCGTTGCGTGTGCTGGTCTTGAACTGTTTGTTTATACAGAATTAGGCTATTCAAAAACCACACTAAAAAGGCAGGGACAACATGCGCGTGAACTACCTAGGGCCGGCGATGCTGGGTATCAAACATCCCGCGCTGAAAGGCTACGACCTCTCCGGCTTTCCCCCGAGCTGCTATGTGGTCGAGGTGAGCGAAGAAGCCGGCGTGAACGGCCCGCTGATGGAAGGTGACCTGCTGGTTGTCGATGAGCAGAAGCCCGCCGGGCACGCGGATCTGGTGGTGGTAGACCTGGAAGGTGAGCAGCGGCTCTTCAAGACCCATCGCATCGGTGGGCGCTTGCGCCTGATGCCGACCGTCGGCCCCAAGGAATCGCGATGGGCCAGACGGTCGGATCTACGGGGCGTGGTGGTGAGCCAAGCGCGGCTCTCTACGGTGTATCGCGGCGAGAGCATTCCCGTTCGCACTACATCTGGTTGTTTGCTTGCCGAATGGTAACTTATAAGTTACCATTGGTTCTATGAAGATCGAGCTCCGAGAATTTCTACGTGATGACGGGTCCAGCCCTTACCAAGAGTGGTTTGAAGGACTCGATGCCCAGGCCGCGGCGAAGGTGGCCACCGCCGAGTACCGTATGTCGATGGGCAACACGTCGAGCATCAAATGGTTCGAGGGGATCGGTGAATACCGCATCGACTGGGGGCCTGGGTATCGTATCTATCTGGCACGCGATGGTGAGCAACTGATCGTCCTGTTCGGCGGCGGTACGAAAAAACGTCAGCAGGCCGATATCGACAATGCCAAGGCGCTACGCGACGAGTACAAGCGGCGCAAGCGCCAGGCGAAGAAGGGAGGGAAGTGAGATGGCACTGACTCGTGATTTCAAGGCGACGATTGCTGCGCGCGTCGAACGCGATCCAACGTTTGCGAAAGCCATGTTGGATGAGGCCGTCACGCTGTTTCTCAATGGCGAACCCGACACCGCGCGCGCGATGCTCCGCGACCTGGTCAATGCAACCGTGGGGTTCGAGGCACTGGCCAACGAGACTGGCAAGCCCAGTAAGAGCCTCCACCGCATGCTGTCACCGTCGGGCAATCCCGGCATGGACAATCTGTCTGCGATCATCGGTGCGGTCCGTAAGACGCTGAAGGTTAATCTTGAGGTGCATACTGTCAGTGCGGCGTGACTCTGGCGCTGTACGCGAAAAGTAGCGCACTCGGTGGGGCATTGCCCAGCCGATTTTAAATCTAGCCCTGCCTATCCGCTCGTCGCTTTTTCCCCACCCCGCACCTCACACTTCAGCCGCGTCCCGAAGCCGTTGTCGTCGAGGGAGTCTTCCACCTCGGTCACCAGCCAGGGCGTGGCGTCGATGTCGGGTTTGAAGCCGCTCACCCGTAGTGGTGATTCGGGAAGGATGTCGGGGCGGCCGTGGGCGAGGGTGATGTCGAAGGTGGCTTCGCCGCGTTGCGCGCGTTGCCATTCGGCCTTCGCGGCGTCCAGGGCGTCGGCTTCGGTGGCGTAGGTGGGGCGCAGTTCCTTGGCATCCTCGTCACTGCCGGCGATGACACGCTGGCGCTCGGCGTTGGTCTTGTCGTTCCAGTAGGCGACCACACCGGTATAGCTGTCACGATCGGTGGCGCTGTAGCGGTGCCGGTCGCCGTCGCGGCGCTCGAGGGTGACGGCCGGCATGGCCAGGCCGCTGGCCGTCAGGGCTTCGCCGGCCTGGGTGAACAGCAGCCGGGCGGCTTTGACTGTGGCCACCGCATCGAAACGTTCGCCTAGGCGCGTCAGGAAGTTGAGATCTGATTCTTCCGTCTGGTCGATATGGCCGATGCGGATGCCGCGCACGGTGTCGCCGATCACCGGCTTGAGGTCGTGGCGTTGGGCGATGGTGTCGATGATCTCGCCGACGGTGAGGCCGTGCCAGCTTTGGGTGCGTTTGCCTGGCAGCGCGCCGCGCATGTCGGCCGAGCGGGCGCGGATGGTGAGCTGGTCCGGCGCGCCGCTGTGCTGGATCTCGTCGACCGTGAACAGGCCCTTGTCGGTCAGCCCCTGGCCATTCGAACCAGAGTCCTGCCAGCCGTAGGCGACGCGCAGCGCGGCACCGCGCGAGGGCAGGGCCAGCGCGCCGTCGTGGTCGGCCAGGGTGATATCCAGCTGGTCAGCCTCGAGGCCGCGCTGGCTGCGAAGCCGCAGGCTGATCAACCGGCCATCGATCTTCGGGGTGATGTCGGTACCGCCGAGGGTGATGCGGTAGCTGGGGCGCCGGTAGCGCTGCGCGGTGGTGTCGCTCATGCGTAGGCCCCCGCGAGGCGCGCCAGGGTGGAGGTGGTCAGGTCGCCCATCAGGTCGGTGCGCCGGTCGTCGACGTGCTCGAGGGTCAGCGTGAAGTCGATCTTGGCTGCGGCGCCATCGCGGAAAAATGCGCTCGAGGTTTCGTCCACTTTGGTGATCACCCACAGGCCGTATTGCCGGCCCGTACCTTCGACCAGCGGCCACGCCTGGCCCTTGTCGGCCATGTCGCGGATCTCGTCGAGATCCAGCCGTCCGCCGGTGAATTCGGGGAGCAACGTGCCGCTCAGGGTGATGGTGTCGCTACCGGGGCCCACGAACTGATATGCGGGCCGGTCGCCAACGCGGGATTGCGAGGCGTGGCGCCACTCGGTGGCGCGCTTGAGTTGTTGGTACGGCACGCTGCCGACCTCGAAAACGAACATGCCCAGGGCCATCAACATGGCAATCTCCTATTCGGTATCGTGCAGAGCGGAACGGCGGCGGGCGTCGGCGTTTTGCTGGGCGTCCTCCAGGGCGCGCTGGACTTCGGCGGCGACGTATTGCGCGAGCTGGCGTTCGTCCATGCCGGGCGTGGCATTCACCTCGATGTTGATGTCGCCCATGGTGAGCCCGCCGGATTCGCGCGGAGCAGGCTGGCTCAGCGGTGGCCGGGTATCGAAGCGAATCGGCGCTTGCTGGGCCACGTCGGGCGATGCGGCGGTGGGCAGCGTGGCGGCGCCC